TGCTATGGCAAAGGGAGATGTGGATGCCCAGGTTGCCGCAAATCAGTCTTTAGCTAGATTGGCTATTGAGGAAGAGCGCATAAAAGCCACTGAAGAACAGCGAAAAAAATACGAAGAATCATTAAAAAGTGCTGGACAAATAGGTGAGCAGCCTGTACAAAGTAAAGCACCAACGCCAAAACCCGATCCAAAGGCCGAACAATGGGCTGAAAAGAACGAATGGTTTGGCAAGGACGAAGCGATGACATATGCCTCGTTTGGTATTCACAAACGGCTTGTGGAGGAAGATGGATTCAACCCTACAAGTGATGAATACTACGAGGAAATTGACAAACGCATTCGCAAGGAATTTCCCCACAAATTTAACGGGGAAGAAAAGGCAAGCAGCAAACCCGTTCAGACCGTTGCATCTGCCTCAAGAACCTCAGGTACTGGACGCAAGACCGTGAGACTCACACCGTCACAAGTAGCGATTGCTAAAAAATTAGGTGTGCCACTTGAAGAATATGCGAAATACGTGAAGGAGTAGGCATATGAATAAAATAAATGAAAACAAAACTCCACGCGCTGCCCTTTCTAGAGACAAAACGACTCGAAGGAAACCATGGGCACCACCATCATCTCTTGATGCACCACCTGCACCCGATGGGTTTAAGCATAGGTGGATACGCGCTGAAGTCTTAGGAGTAGAAGATAATAAAAATTTATCGGCTAGACTAAGAGAAGGATTTGAGCTTGTAAGAGCTGATTCCGATGGCGAATATCCGACAATACAGGAAGGCAAGTATGCAGGTGTTATAGGAGTTGGAGGATTATTACTGGCAAAGATTCCGGAAGAAATCGTGGAAGAACGTATGTCTTATTTTGCGGATAGAACGCAGGATAGAGACGACGCAATAGAAAGCGATCTATTGAAGGAACAACATCCCAGTATGCCAATCAGTAAACCTGATCGGCAAAGTCGTGTAAGCTTCGGTGGTAATCGGAAAAACTAATTTTTTAGCTCTTCCTCCATCGAATTAAATATAACAATACTTAATCGGAGGATTTTTTCCAATGGCAAACCAAGATGCGGCCTTCGGGTTTAGACCCGTGGCACACTTAGCTGGTGGAACGATTCGTGCGAGAGAATATAAAATTGCAGCGAACTACAATACAGCGATCTATACAGGTCAAGCTGTAACGGCTGTTACTGCGGGCGGAATTGAAATCTGCGCCGTAGGTGCAGTGGTTCTAGGCGTATTTTATGGTGTCTCTTATACGGATCCAACGACTGGCAAACCAACTTGGTCAAAATACTATCCGGCAAGTACTGATGCAAGTGACTTAAAAGCTATGGTCTATGACGATCCATACATTGTGTTCGAAGTGCAACACGATGGTACAGGAACGGCGGCGATGAACTTTGGTGGGCATGATTTTGTAGGAACTGGTGGAAGCACCATTACTGGAAGATCTTCACAGGAGCTCGATACGTCTGAAGTTGATACATCTGGTCAGTTTAAACAGATCGGAATTTCAACAGATCCTGACAATAGCGATACAAGTGCTGACAATACGAATGCATACGTTGTATTCAATACTGCTGAGCATACTTGGAAGTTAACAACTGCATTAAGCTAAAGAGGCATAAATGGCAATTTCTAGAAACCAGTTGGTCAAAGAACTTGAACCAGGCCTCAACGCCTTGTTCGGGTTGGAATACGACCGCTACGAAAACCAGCACACGGAAATTTTCGATACTGAAAATTCTGATCGTGCTTTTGAAGAAGAAGTAATGCTATCCGGTTTTGGAAGTGCTCAAGTGAAACCTGAAGGTAGTTCAGTCAATTACGACGATGCTACTGAAACTTTCACTGCGAGATACACTCACGAAACTCTAGCATTGGCTTTTTCAATTACTGAAGAAGCAGTAGAGGACAACCTTTACGATAAAATCAGTTCACGTTATACCAAAGCATTGGCACGTTCGATGTCAAACGCTAAGCAAGTAAAAGGCGCTAATGTTCTCAATAGAGCATTTAACAGTTCTTATACTGGCGGCGATGGCTTAGAGCTCTGCTCTACAGCCCACGTTACTCTTGGCGGAAATGTCAAAAACGAGCTAACAACTGCTGCGGATCTTAACGAAACATCTCTTGAGCAAGCTTTAATTGATATTGCTGGAATGAAAGACGAAAGAGGAATGAAAATTTCTCTTAACGGCACAAAAATGATTATTCCAGTTAATCTTCAATTTACTGCCGAGAGACTGATGAAATCGCAATTGAGACCAGCTTCTGCTGATAATGATATTAATGCTCATAAAAGCATGGGAATGATCCCGCAAGGGTATGTAGTTAATAATTTCTTAACTGATACTGACGCGTGGTTCATTAAAACCGATGCTCCAAATGGCATGAAGCATTTCCAAAGAACACCTGTTTCCACTAAAATGGAAGGTGACTTTGATACTGGTAACGTTAGATACAAAGCAAGAGAAAGATACAGCTTCGGCTGGTCTGACTGGCGCGGTATCTTCGGATCACCAGGTGCTTAATTAATATTTATGGGGCGGCTTGTCCGCCCCATTTACAACCTAGCATTAATTAGTTATACAGACTGGCTAGGCAGACGATATAGAGACTGTATGACGAAAGGTCTATATGACCAAGGAGAAAAACTATGGCTAATACTAGCTTTACGGGCCCAGTCAGATCGAAAAAAGGGCATAAAATCTATAGTGTAGCTACATCTACGGGTGTTGATGCAGATAGAACTGTTCACGATACAGGGGTCAAAGACACAAGACGATACTACTTAGAGGAGTATTTTGCACAATTACCAGGTCTTAATGCCGATCTAGCTTCAACTACTGAATCTACAAACACACCTGTAAATAGGAACTTTGAAGTGTTAGGAACTAACATGACATCGGCTCTCGCTACTTACAGTGCTACTGTTGCGGGTATGACTATAACAACTGCGGGTTCAGATGCAGACCAATCAATTGTGCTACCACACTTGGACACCAAGCAAACAGCTTGGACTGGTACAAAGTGGGGTACTGAAAACCAGGTTCACTGGGAAGCAGGAATCAGAACAAGTTCTGCAATTGACAACCAGAAAATCTGGGCGGGATTAAAATTGACTAATGATCAACTTCCTGAAACGGATGCAAACCAGGCTTACTTTTATTTTGCTACTGATGAGACTGTTGGGCAAACATTGTCAACTTACACACCATGGTATTTCATTTATTCTGTAGCTGGTACTGATTATCTAACTAATTTAGGTATTACAGTGGCGGCTAGTACAAACTATCATTTCAAAATTGTATTTGATAGTGACAGAAAAATGTCCATTTTTGTAAATGGTGTACAGTATGGTGCGTCAAATGCCGCACAAAGCAGTGCTTTAAGTGGAGGAACTTCAGCTACTGGGACAACTCAGGCAACTATTGCTGATCCAACTACAAAGTCAGTGGCTATGACCGACGATATCAATTTAATTCCATATATTGGAATTGAAGCAGGCGATGGTGCAGCAGCAGCTTTGGATGTTCAATTTGAAGCAATAAGTAGACTGATCTTCGAGTAAAATTAACCATAGTGGGGACTAGTTCCCCACTACATTTTTAATGGAGAAAACTTTATGAATATAAAATCGGTTAATATTACAACTGCCACTACAACAACTGTGTTCAATGGTCCTGGAAGAATAGTAGGAGTTTCATGGGTACAGCCTTATAATGTTGCAGCAGGAAAAATCACTTTATTGGATAGTTCTACGACCGTGGCAATAGTTGATATACCAAGAACAAATGATTCAGATGCAGGAGATAGTAAGTCCGTATCAGGCTCTATCATGTTTCCACATGAAGGATTCAGATGCGAAACAAGCATTAAATGCACGAATGCTATAACCACACATGTAACAGTTTATTACGCTTAAAGGAGGCAAAATGCCCTACGGACCAGGAACATACGGAAGTAAAAAAGGAAGACCCCCTAAGAAGAAAAAAGACAAAAAGAAGAAAAAGAAAAAGAAAAAGGGTTAACCTAGATGGCACTTTCGGGTACTAACGCTTTCAACCTAGATGTTGATGAAGTCATACAGGAAGCTTTTGAGCGATGCGGTTTGCACGCGCGCTCGGGCTATGATTTAAAATCAGCAAGACGGTCCCTGAACCTTCTGTTAGCAGAATGGGCTAACAGGGGCATTAACCTATGGACCGTTGAACTACGTACACAAACATTAACAGCAAGCACAACAAGCTATACGCTTGATTCCGATCTCATCGACATACTGGAAGCAGTTGTTTACAAGGCTTCCGACACGACGGTCGATATTGAAGTCGATCGAATCAGCCGTGCCGAGTATTTAAATATTTCTAAAAAATCAACAGAGGCTGTCCCGACGCAATATTATTTATTGCGTGGCCAGTCTACCCCGACATTATATCTTTATCCAACGCCGGACGCAGCCGATACGTTTAAGTATTGGGGCCTGACAAAAATACAAGATGCAGGTGATTATGAAGATGAGTTGGATGTCCCTACACGTTTCCTCCCGTGTCTGACAGCCGGAATGGCTTATTATGTGT